ATAACTACAAGGCCAGGAAAGAATTTATGGACACGATTTCGCGCGCGCAGACGCGCGTGGAACAATATACGGCCGAAAGACTGTTCGACCGGGATTCGCAGCGGGGGGCACAGTTCGCGCTGGAGTATGGGTTTCGGTATCGCAGAGACGCCGGGGACGAAAAGCAGGATCAGACGCCGCGTGTGCTGCTGGAATGTGACGCGGAGGACGCGAGCGAATGAGAACGCTGGATCTCGGGCGGGCGCAGCCGAAGCAGACGCTCTTTCTCAGGGACAAGCACCGGCACATCGCCTATGGCGGCGCGCGCGGCGGCGGAAAGAGCTGGGCCGTGCGGACAAAGTCGAAGCTGCTGGCGTTCCGGTATCCGGGCATTAAGATCCTGATTGTCCGGAAAACCTACAAAGAACTGCAGAACAACCACATCGAGCAGCTGACAGCGGAGCTGGCCGGATTCGCAAAATACAACCGGTCGGACAAAATGTTCCGGTTCCCGAACGGCTCAACAATATCCTTCGGGTATTGTGCAAACGAGGGAGACCTCGGACAGTATCAGGGCGCGGAATATGACGTGGTATTTATCGACGAGGCAGGGCAGCTGCAGGAGAGCTGGATCCGCAAGATCAATCTCTGTGTGCGCGGCACAAACGGATTTCCGAAGCGGACGTATTACACGCTGAACCCCGGAGGGCCGGGGCATGCATACTTCAAGCGTGTCTTCGTCGATCGGAATTTCAATCCCGATGAAGATCCGGATGACTATTTCTTCATTCAGGCAAAGGTGGAGGACAACAAGGCCCTCATGGATACGCAGCCTGACTATCTGCGCGAGCTGGAGAACCTGCCGCCGACGCTGCGGGCAGCGTGGAAGGACGGACGCTGGGACGTCTATGAGGGACAGTTCTTCGAGGACTTCCGGGATGTGCCGGAGCATTACAAGGACCGGCGCTGGACGCATGTCATCGAGCCGTTTGAGATTCCGGACGGATGGACGATCTGCCGGAGCTACGACTTTGGCTACGGGAAGCCGTTTTCATGCGCATGGTGGGCGGTCGACTATGACGGAACGATCTACCGGATCATGGAGTTGTACGGCTGCACGCGGACGCCGAACGAGGGCGTAAAGTGGACACCGGACAAACAGTTTGAAGAGATCCACAAAACGGAGATGCAGCACCCGTGGCTCAAGGGGAAAAATATCATCGGCGTGGCGGACCCGGCGATCTGGGACGCGTCGCGCGGAGAATCGGTCGCGGACACGGCTGCGCGGTACGGCGTATTTTTTACGCCTGGCGACAACGAACGCATTGCAGGCTGGATGCAGTGCCACTACCGGCTGCAGTTTGACGAGGATGGATATCCGCGTATGTATGTCTTCAACACCTGCAGGGCGTTCATCCGGACGATCCCGACGCTGATCTATGATGAGCATCGGGCGGAAGACCTAGACACAAGGATGGAAGACCACGTCGCGGACGAATGGAGATATTTCTGCATGTCGCGGCCGATCAAGCCGATCCGCGCGGTGAAAGAGCAGCGGATCCTCTTTGATCCGCTGGACATGATGAAACGGAGGTAAGGCCATGCTGGCACCACAACTGACGGAAACCGAGAAGCAGACCACGATGACGGAGGTCTTCCTCGGCTACGACCACAATCTTGAACTGGAGGACGGGGAATTTTACGACATGGAGAATTTGTCGGCGGATGAGTATCCGCTTCTTTCACCGCGGCCGCGCAGAGGGACGGCGCAGGCGCTTTCGGGCGTGCAGGGGATTTTGGCCAAGGACGCGCTGTGCTGGGTGCAGAACAATACGCTGTACATCAACGGCGCTTCCATGGAGGCGTATATGCCGTCTGTATCTATTTCGGCGGGAGAAAAGCAGCTCATTTCCATGGGCGCGTACCTGTGCATTTTCCCGGACGGGATCTACTTCAACACCGAGAAGTATTCCGACAACGGATACATGGGACAGGAGAACACCGTCAACGCGGCAAGCACGAGCATTGACATTTCCCTGTGTCTTGTCGACGGGACGGCGCTGACGGTGAGCTATAAGCAAGCCAGCCAGCCGGAAAACCCGACGAATGGCCAGTACTGGCTGGATACGTCCGGCAAGCTCCACACGCTCAAGCAGTGGGCGGAGGCAACGAGCCAGTGGGTGAGCGTACCGACGGTGTATCTGAAGCTGTCGGCCAATGGCATCGGCAAGGGCTTCAAGCAGTACGACGGCATCCAGATCTCGGGTCTGTCCGGAAATGAGCAGATCGAAAAGCTGAACGGCAGCCAGATCCTCTATGACGTGGATGACAGCTATATCGTCATCGTCGGTCTTGTCGACGAGACGGCGAAGGTGACGAGCGGGACCGTGAAGACGGCACGCAGAGTGCCGAGCATGGACTTCATCACCGAGAGCGGGAACCGGCTGTGGGGCTGCAAGTACGGCGTGGTGGACGGCGAGACCGTCAATGAGATCTACTGCTGCAAGCTGGGAGACTTCAAAAACTGGGAGTGCTATCAGGGCGTGTCGACGGATTCGTGGCGGGCGAGCTGCGGCACGGACGGGAAATGGACCGGCGCGGCGACGCTGGCCGACAGTCCGGTCTTCTTCAAGGAGGACTGCTTCCACCGGGTGTATCCGTCGGCGACGGGCGCGCATCAGGTGGTCGTGCAGCGGTGCGCGGGCGTGCAGAACGGCTCTGCGAAAAGCCTCGTCGTGGTGGACGACCGGCTGTATTACAAGTCGCGCATGGGCGTGTGCGTGTACGACGGGAGCCTGCCGCAGGACATCGGAAGCTGCTTCGGAACGAAGCTCTACTACAACGCCGTGGCCGGCGGCGTCAGAGGGAAGTACTTCATCAGCATGGAGGATGAAGAGCATAGCTGGACGCTGTTTGTCTACGATACCCGCAAGGGGTTATGGCATAAGGAGGACGATACCCACGCGGAAGCCTTTGCCCGGGTGGACGATGAGCTGTATTTCCTCGAGGACGGGACGCTCAGAACGATCTACGGAACCGTCGGCACGCTGGAAGATCCGGTGAGCTGGATGGCCGAGACGGGGATCATGACGTATGGCCTTGTGGGAAAGAAATACGTCTCGCGGATCAATCTGCGCATGCAGCTGCCGAAAGGTTCCTCTGTCGACTTCTGGGTGCAGTACGATTCCGATGGCCTGTGGCGGCACTGCGGGCATATCGAGGGAAGAGGCCTCAGAACGTTCCTGCTGCCTATCCGCCCGGCGCGGTGCGACCACCTCAAGTTCCGGCTGACGGGCAAGGGCGAGATGAAGCTGTTCAGTCTGGCGCGGGTTTTAGAGGCAGGGAGTGACGCATAATGGGATCTTTAACACTGGCATACCCGTCGATCGCGGGGAAGACGACGCAGGAGCAGCTGGAGAGCATGCGCCGGTATCTGTGCAGCGTGACGGAGCAGCTGAATCTTGCCGACTGGTCGGCGCAGGCGACGCTGCAGGAGATCTCGCAGGCCATCGACGCGGACAGCCTGTCGGAGGCGGAAAAGAAGACCACGCTCTCCGGCTACGCGGCGCTGAAATCCCTCATCATCAAGAACGCCAACGAAGTGCGCCAGACCATCGAGAAGGTGGAGCAGACGCTACGGAGCGAATATGTGGCCA